ATCAGAAGGTATAGATGTATCAGCTACTAAAATAGAAAATTTAAATGTAGTTAAAGATGCATTTCAAGGGTATTATAGTTATATAGAAGATTTTATTAATGATATGAAAAAAGTATTTCCAACGTTAAAAGATGATTGGGGGATATATGTACCTGAAGTTAAATATTTAGCTCCCGAGCCATTAGTAAATTATGAAGATTTATCATTAACTAAATATCCAAATGTACATTTTGTAGGTGATGCTTTAAGTGCAAGAGGTATATCAGTTTCAGGAGCTCATGGTACATTAGTAGCAGAACAATTATTATCAATGAGTGATGCTATAAATGAATTTTTAGAACACGCCGATAAACAAGGACCATGGTCTGAAGAAGATGATAAAATACATACCATAGGTGGATTAACAATGCCAAAAGAAAATACTAATAAATTAAAAAAAGAAGATAGAAAACAATATTTAAAGAATGAAATCCATAATAAAAGAAGTGATGGGTATATAATAAAGGGAATGAAAGATGAATTAAAAAAATTAGAAAAATGAGTAAATCTAAAGTAAATATGAATGAACATATTAAAAATAGAAAATTCTCTAAAAAAGAAGAGGATGGATCTATTACTACTATGTTGTGTTTAGAAGCAAACGGGATGAATAAACTTCATAGTCTTGAAGAACCAGCATTAATAAATAAAATTCAACATAAAAAAGAATATTATATAAATGGGATCCAACATACCTATGAAATTTGGAATGAAATCCGAAAGGGAAGAGAAGGTTTACCTTGGTATAAAAAGCCTGCTCCTAAAGGTGTGACACACAGAAATTAATTCGTATATTAATATAAAATAATAAGTTATGAAAATAGGATTTTGCGGTACAATGTCAGTAGGTAAAACAACTTTAGTAAATGCTTTAGCTAAATTACCTGAATTTAAAGGTTATAACTCTAGAACCGAACGTTCCAAACATTTAATGGAAATGGGTATCCCCTTAAATACAGATTCTACTTTAAAAGGTCAATTTGTATTTGCTGCTGAAAGAGCAAGTGAATTATTATGTAATAAAATTCTAACAGATAGAACTGTTATTGATGTTATGGCATTTTGTGAGTTATCAACTTCAATGACTGCTAATGAATCTTTTTACTTAAATGCAGCTTTATCTCATTTAATTGAAGATTATGATTATTTATTTTTTGTATCTCCTGTAGGAGTAAAAATGGAAGATAATGGTGTAAGAGAAACAAATATTGAATATAGAGAAGAAATTAATAAAAAAATATTAAATATTTTAGATTTAAGGGGTATTAAATATACAACAATTCAAGGAACAACTGAAGAACGTGTAAAGTTAGTTAAACAAACAATTTTCTTATAATATTTATAATAAAATAACTTATAATGAAAAAATCCGAATTAAAAGCTTCAATTAAAGAAGAAATTATAGAAATGTTAAGTGAAGAAGGTACAATAACTACTGATGATGCTAGTGATGCCGAAAAATTAGCTAAAAAGGGATTAGATGTTAATTTAACTGAAGAAGATGAAGAACCAACAGCTAAACAGTTAAAAGGAGATTCAGTAGCTACTATTGCTACTAAACTACAACAAACAACTAAAGAGATGAAATCTACAGTTAATAAATGGAAAACATCAGAAGGTGAAGAAAAACAAAAATTAAGAGATAAATTATTAAAACTAACTAATATTAAAAAGGAGTTAGAATCAATGTTATAAAATTACAGTTATGAGTATATTATCAAATTTATTTTCAGGGGGTGCAGCAGATTTAGTAAAAGGTGTAGGTGGAGTAATTGACAATCTACACACATCAAAAGAAGAAAAATTAAATGCTGAAAGAAAAATTAAAGCTTTAATAGTAGAACATGAAGCTAAAATGGAAGCTAACATTACAGATAGATGGAAAGCAGATATGAATAGTGATTCATGGTTAAGTAAAAATGTAAGACCATTAATTTTAATTTTTTTAGTAGTTTCTACTGTTCTTATGATATTCATTGATGCTGGAACTATTAATTTTACTGTTGAACAAAAATGGACAGATTTACTACAGTTAGTATTAATAACAGTAATTGGTGCTTATTTTGGGGGAAGATCAATAGAAAAAGTAAAAAAGAAATAATAGTAAATTATTCTTTACTATAATAAATGTCAGATATAAAAAAAATAATAAGGCAAGAGTATATAAAATGTGCAAAAGATCCTATACATTTTATGAAAAAATACTGTTATATCCAACATCCTCAAAGAGGCAGAATACAATTTAGTTTATATCCTTTTCAAGAAAAAGTATTAGGTTTATTTGATCAAAACCCATATTCAATTATTTTAAAATCTAGACAACTAGGTATTTCAACTTTAACAGCAGGTTATTCTTTATGGATGATGTTATTTCATAAAGATAGAAATATACTTTGTATTGCAACTAAACAAGATACAGCTAAAAATATGGTTACTAAGGTAAAATTTATGTATGAAAATTTACCCTCTTGGTTAAAAGTAGATGCAATGGAAAATAATAAATTAACATTAAGACTTATTAATGGATCTCAAATAAAAGCAACATCAGCATCAAGTGATGCAGGTAGATCAGAAGCAGTATCTTTATTATTAATTGATGAAGCAGCTTTTATTGATAATATCGGGGAAATATGGGCATCTGCTCAACAAACATTAGCAACCGGTGGTGGTTGTATTGCTTTATCTACACCTTATGGTACAGGAAATTGGTTTCACCAAACATGGGTTAGAGCAGAATCTCAAGAAAATGAATTTTTACCTATTAAATTACCTTGGTTTGTACATCCTGAAAGAAACCAAGAATGGAGAGATAGACAAGATGAATTATTAGGTGACCCTAGAATAGCAGCACAAGAATGTGATTGTGATTTTAGTACGTCAGGTGATATAGTATTTTATTCTGAATGGATTGATTTTGTAAAAGAAACAACAATAAAAGAACCATTAGAAAGAAGGGGTGTAGATCAGAATTTATGGATTTGGGAAAATGCTGATTATTCTAGAGAGTACATGGTAGTAGCTGATGTAGCTAGAGGTGATGGTAAAGATTTTTCAGCATGTCATGTAATGGATATTCAAACTAATACTCAAGTAGCAGAATATAAAGGACAAATGCCACCTAAAGAATTTGGATATTTTCTTACAGGTTTAGCTACTGAATTTAACAATGCTATGTTAGTAGTCGAAAATGCTAATATTGGTTGGGCAACTTTAGATGCAATTAGAGAAAGAGATTATAAAAATTTATATCAATCTCCTAAATCAGATCAATTAACAGCAGAATCTTATTTAAGAGTATATGAAGGTAATTCTGAAATGGTTCCTGGTTTTACTATGTCAATGAGAACAAGACCACTTTGTATTAATAAATTTAGAGAATTTGTAGGTGATAGATCCGTAACAATACAATCAAAACGTTTATTAGAAGAAATGAAAGTATTTATTTGGAAAAATGGAAGACCAGAAGCTCAAACAGGATATAATGATGATTTAGTTATGTCATTTGGGATTGGTATGTTTTTAAGAGATACTTCATTAAAATTTCAACAACAGAGTTTAGATGGAGCTCGTGCAGCATTGGGTAATATCCAAAAATCAAAATCTTCCTATAGTGGGGGGTATAATGCTAATAGTGTTCAAAATCCTTATTCAATGAAAATAGGAGAAAAAGATGAGGACATTAAATGGTTATTATAATATATTTATAAATAAAATAAAATGGCAGATAAAGGCTTATTTTCAAGATTAAAAAGATTATTTTCAACAGATGTATTAATACGTAATGTTGGGGGTAATGAACTTAAGGTTATGGATGTTAATAAAATCCAAATGACAGGTGAATTAGAAACTAATTCCTTAATAGATAGATTTAATAGGGTTTATACTAATGCTCCTAGTTCCCTATATGGTCAACAACAAAATATGAATTATCAGGTAATGAGACCTTACCTATATTCAGAATATGATGCAATGGATACAGATGCTATTGTAGCATCTGCTTTAGATATTGTAGCTGATGAATCTACATTAAAAAATGATATGGGTGAAGTAATGCATATCAAAAGTTCAGATGAAAATATACAACAAATTTTATATAATTTATTTTATGATGTTTTAAATATCGAATTTAATTTATGGCCTTGGATTAGAAATATGTGTAAATATGGTGATTTCTTTTTGAAATTAGAAATTGCAGAAAAATTTGGTGTTTATAATGTTATACCTTATACTGCATACCATATTGAAAGAATTGAAGGAAATTTAGGATTAGATAGTGAAGGTAATCCATCTAATCCATTAGAAGTAAAATATAGATTTGACCCTGATGGAATATCAGGTGCTGATTCAGGTTATTATAATGTACCTAATACAGTAAATCAAGCGAATGCTATGGTATTTGATAATTATGAAATGGCACATTTTCGTTTACTAACAGATATGAATTTTTTACCTTATGGTAGATCATATATAGAACCTGCTCGTAAATTATTTAAACAATATGTTTTGATGGAGGATGCTATGTTAATTCATAGAATTGTTCGTGCTCCTGAAAAAAGAATTTATTATATGAATGTTGGTGCAATACCACCAAATGAAGTAGATGCGTTTATGGAAAAAACAATTTCTAAACTTAAACGTACCCCTTATATGGATGAAAAAACAGGTGAATATAATTTAAAGTATAATATGCAAAATATGCTTGAAGATTTTTATATTCCAATTAGAGGAAATGATTCCACAACTAAAATAGATAATTTAGCTGGTTTACAGTGGGATGGTATTGCTGATGTTGAATATTTAAGAGATAAACTATTTGCAGCGCTTAAAGTACCTAAAGCCTTTATGGGTTATGATGAAAATACAGATGGTAAAGCTACATTAGCAGCCCAAGATATTAGATTTGCTAGAACTGTAGAACGTATACAAAGAATTTTTACGTCTGAATTATATAAAATAGCATTAATTCATTTATACACTCAGGGTTATAGAGATGGAGATTTAACTAATTTTGAAATATCTTTAACTACTCCTTCAATAATTTATGAGCAAGAAAAAATCGCATTAATGACCGAAAAAGTAACATTAGCTCAATCTATGTTAGATAGTAAATTAATTCCATCAGATTGGATTTATGAAAATATTTTTCATTTTAGTCAAGATCAATATGAAGAGTATAGAGATTTAATCAATCAAGATACTAAACGTCAATTTAGATTAGCTCAAATTGAAGCTGAGGGTAATGATCCTTTATCTTCAGGTAAATCTTATGGTACACCTCATGATTTAGCTGCCTTATATGGTAAAGGAAGAATGTATTCTGATCCTTCTAATTTACCTGGCGGGTATGATGAAGAAACAACTGATAAAGAACCATTAGGAAGACCAATTGAACAACCAACTAATAGAGATAAACAAGAAGGTAATTTTGGTAAAGATAGATTAGGTAGAAAAGGAATGAAAAAAGATTATAATGATACTTCATCTCCCTTATCAGAATTAGAATCAAATAAAATATTATCTAAATATGAGGATATGTTAAAAGATATCCCGATTAATAAAAATGTATTACTTTCTGAAGACAAAGTTGAGAAAAAAATCAAAGGAAATGTAATTAATGGTAATAATAACAAATCTTAACGTATTTATAATAAAATAAGTATTGATGTATATAAAACATTCAAAGTTTAAAAACACTGGTATTCTGTTTGAATTACTAGTAAGAAAAATAACAGCTGATACATTAGCCGGAGCTGAATCCCCATCTGTAAGTATTTTAAAAAAATATTTTGTAAATACAGAATTGGGGAAGGAATATAAACTTTATGAAACTTTATTTAAAACTAAAAATCTATCAGAATTAAAAGCTAATACTATATTAAATACTATATTAGAAGCATCAAAAAAACTCAATAGAAAATCACTTAAAAGAGAAAAATATAATCTTGTAAAAGAATTAAGAGAACATTATAATGTTGAAGATTTATTTAAAACTGATATTTCTAACTATAAATCTTTAGCTGCTTTATACACATTATTTGAAGCTTATAATACAACAGATATTATTAACCCTAACCAAATTATAGATAATAAATTAGTTTTATTAGAACAATTATCATTAAAAGAAATTAATAAAAAAATAATTAAAAATAATCTTTTAGAAGAATTTAAATCTGAAGATAAAGATATAAGACTTCTTACATACAGAGTAATACTAGAAAAGTTTAATGATAAATATTCCCATTTGTCTGATACTCAAAAATCTATATTAAGAGAATTTATAGAACATATTGATAGTACTAGTAAATTAAAAGAATTTTATAATTTAAAAATTCAAGAAATTAAAAAAACTATATTAGATGAAATTAAATCTGTAAAAGATGATGCTACTAAAATTAAATTAATAGAAGTAAATAAGTTTATTGTTGAAATAGGTAAAAATAAAAAAATAAATAATGATAATTTAGTTGATTTGTTACAATTTTGTAATCTTATTGAAGAATTAAAAACATCACATGGGCAAGTACAAATATAAATTAAAAGAAGCACCTGAAGATAATTTACCTAAAGTTGATAAAAAGGGTAAATTTAAGGTAGGTGATTCTAAATCTGAAGATGGTGTTAAGTCTACAATTGTAGATATAGATAAAGAAACAGGAGGGATTAAGTGGGATATAGAATATTTACCTAATTTTGATAAATTATTTGATGGAGCAACAGATTTAGTTAATATATCTAAAGGTGTTTATACTAAAGCAAAATCAGATAATAAACTAAGATTAATATATGATGAAGCTCGTGTGTTAAGAAATAAAATTCGTACACATATTAGAAATGAATATCCTGAAGAATATAGAAGGATAACGATGAAAATGAATGAGGGTGACTTAGATGAAATGTCTACAACAGGAGGAGGAGCTGGAGCCGCTTCATTCACACCAGGAACAGGAGCACAATATGCTACACCATTTGCCTTTAGAAAAAAGGGACAAAAAGCAGATGATAAAGCTTATAAAGAATTAGGATATAAAGAAGTTAAAGAACTTAATATTGGTTCTATTGCAGGAACAATGGCGGCATTAGGAAAAGATAGAAATAAACCATCAACACG